TCGTCGAGGTCGACATCGCAGCGGCCCGCAAGGACATCAACGTCGAACTCTACGGCCCCGAGGTGAACGCCCCGAAGGGCTCGCCGGTTCGAAAGGACGGCACGCCCTGCCAGGGCTCCGAGCAGCCCTACGGCTACGTCGGCGACATCATGACTAATGAAGGCCGGCTCGTCTCGCGCGTGATTCCCTACGAATCGCTGACGGTCGAGGACGACTGACTGTGTGTACCGGAGCCGAGCTGCTCATGGGCGCCCAGATATTCGGCGGCGTGGCGGGTGGAGTCTCGGCGCTGACCGGCGCACTCGGCGACAAGCCCAAGGCCATGACATCCGATCCGGCTGCAGACGCTGCACGCGCATCCGATCTCGCTTCGCAGGACGCAGCAAAAGCCAAACTCGATACCCGTCGCCGTGCCCGTGCGAACTCCCTGCTGAGTGCTTACAGCGGCGACGAGCAGGGCAAGGCCACGTTGGGCGCCTGACCATGTGCGGGGGCTCCGAGCCCGTCATGCAGGCCGCGCCCACGCCCGCCACAAGCGCTGTGCCCACGCAACCCAAACGCCGGCCGCAATCGCTGCTCTCGCGCGCTGCGGTCGATAGCTCGGCCCCGGCTGCGGTTGGGATGAAACAGACGTTGGGTGCCTAATGGCAGCCGATCCCGCAGCGATCATGCGCCGGCACTCGGCCCTCGTGTCCAAGCGCTCGACCATCGAGCAGACCTGGCGCGAGTGCTTCGATCACACGTACCCGGTGCTCGGCTCTGGGCTTTCGCTCACGGCAGCGGCAGCGAGCGGAGGCGGGCAGAGCAACGCTGGATACGCCAAGGGCGCCGCAGCCAAGCTCTACGACTCGACGGCGAAGGACTGCGTACGCATCCAGGCGTCGGCGTTCGTTTCGGCCATGGTGCCCGGCTCGTCGCTCTGGGTGGGCTACGGCGTCGAGGGCTACAAGGATGACGACATCCCAGACGATGCGCGCCTCTGGCTGGACGATGCCGCGCAGCTCACGTGGGAAAACATCCACCTATCTAACTTCGACGGGCTGATCCTCGAATGTATGATGAACAAGGCCATCGCGGGCTGGTTCCCGCTGTTCATCGACGAGGACACGGAACTCGGCGGCTACACCTTCGAGCAATGGCCGCTGGCCGGGACGTACATCGGAGCGAGCAGGCCGGGCGGCGTGATCGACATCGCGCACCGCGAGTACACGTTGACCGCCGAGCAGTGCGTGAACGAGTTCGGCGAGAACATGGTGAGCGAGGTCGTGCGCGCCAAGGCGAGCAAGACGCCTGACGCCGAGGTCGCAATCGTGCAAGCGCTGTATCCGCGCGCAGGGGCGGCCGGACAGATGGCGAAGAACATGCCGATCGCCTCGTGCCACATCGAACGCGATACGAAGCAGATCCTGCGCGAGTCCGGCTATCACGAGATGCCGCTCGTCGTGCCCCGCTGGATGCTGATCCCCGACAGTTGCTACCCGTTCGGCCCGGTCTATGACGCGCTCGACGACATAAAGACGCTGAACGAGGCGAAGAAGTTCAGCCTGCAGAACATGGATCTTGCCGTCTCTGGCATGTGGGCCGCAGTAGACGATGGTGTCCTGAACCCGCGCTCGATCACGGTCGGGGCGCGGAAGGTTATCGTGGTCAACGACACCGAGAACATCAAGGCGCTGACGCCGGGCGGAAAGTTCGAACTCGGCGCGATCGTGATCGAGGATCTGCAGCGCTCGATCCGCAAGGTGCTCATGGCCGACCAGCTCGAGCCCTACGCCAAAAACGCGGAGATGACCGCGACCGAGGTGCAGGTGCGCGTCGAACTGATCCGCCAGCTGCTCGGCCCGCTGTACTCACGCATGCAATCCGAATTCCTGCAGGCGATGATTAAGCGCTGTTTCGGCATCGGCTACCGAGCTGGCGTGTTCGGTCAGCCGCCCGACTGGCTCGATCAGAAATCCGTCGCCGTGCGATACACCGGCCCGCTTGCCCGCTCGCAGAAGCTGGTCGACGTAGCGGCCATGGACCGCTACGAGACGACGCTCATGCAGGAGGCGCAGCTCGATCCGACTGTGCTCGACAACTACAAGCTCGACGATGCGGTGAGGCGTCGCGCCGATCTGCTCGGCGTGCCTGGCGATCTTATGCGAGACGAGGACGAGCGCGACTCCATGCGCGAGGACCGCAAACAATCACAAGCCCAGCAACAGGCCGCCGCCGTGGTGACGCCTGCGCTGCAGAAGGGGCTCGAAGGGGCGATGAATGGGTAGCGTGCAAAGTCCGTTGGCGACGCTGGGCGGTAGTGGATGGGAGGTAAATGAGGACTTCACCAAGGGCGACGGCATTATCCAAGTGCTCGGACAGAGCGCGGTGCAAGTGTCGTGCGCCAGCACTGGCGCCGACGAATCCCTGTATTCGTTGCTGATTCCCGCGGACACGCTGGGACCAAATGACGAACTGCAAATAGAGCCTTACTGGCAATTTACGAACAGCGCGAACAACAAGATCGTGTTCGTAAAAACCGCGCTGGGCGTGGATATGTGGCGCCGCACGCGGACGACCGTCAGCGAAGAAGCGCCGATGGTCCTCATGGCGAATAGGAACGCGCTGAACTCGCAAACCTACGTCTACGCGCGGCCGTCGGCCGGCAGTCCTGGGCACTTCACGGGCGGCGGTCAGTCTGCGCAAACTTCTTCGATCGACTTCAGCCTCGATCAAACCATCATTGTAGGCGGGCAGCGCGCGAACTCGGGCGACACGTTGACGCTTGAGCGCGTTCGAATCCTGAAGGTTCCGAGGGTTTCGTGACTGTTCACTATATCGACCAGACAGCGCCGGGCGGTGGCTCAGGAACCGCGGCCTCGCCGTATAACTCGACGGCGAGCCTGCCGCCGCTGGTTGCTGGAGACAAGGTGCGCCTCCTGTCGGACTATGTCGGCCAGTTGCTTTATGACTCGTCGAAAGGCGACCACGGAACGAGCGGGAACGAGATCGTATTCGAGGGCTGGGGCGGCGTGCGGACTGTTCGATACACCGGGTGGTGCATAGACATCAATGCTCGCAACTACGTTACTGTGCAAAACCTTCGTGCCGGTCCAACGGGGAGCTACGCGGACGGCGGGATCCGGTTTCTAAACTGCGAGCACCAGAAGGTCCAATACTGCACGACAGAAGACCGTTGCGACTACGGGATCCAGATAAACAACACCGGCTCGTCCGCATTGGTTGGCGTCGAAGTGCTTGACAACGAGGTGCTCGGCACATTCAACAACGTCGGCATCTTAGTGATATGGGGGAGCGCGGAAGGCGGCGTCTATGTCGACGTAGAGATCAAGCGGAATGTCGTCCGTTCTCCAGGCAAGCACGCGACGACTGGATCTCCATCTCCCTACGGGATTCGGCTTATCCCACGCGCTACCTCACTGACCACGACCGCCGGAACTGTTGATCTCGACTATTTCTCTTGCGGCGTGCAAGTCGAAGACAACGAGGTGTACGGGACGCCAGCGTACGGAATCGCCTACGCGGCGATCGGGAGCGGGCATTCTGCGACACTCGTGAATCGGGTAGCTGGGAATACGTTGCGAGATTGCGGGAACGGCAACTACGATTCGCACATGCTATGGATCGCCGGGTGCCGAGACGTGGTCGTCGAGCACAACGATCTCGACGGCTCGACGGTGTTCGCTGGGCACAGCTACGGCACGGGCGTTGGGATCTTCGTCGACAACTACGGATTTGACGACCCATACAACAATGCCTCGAACATCGATGTCAGGCGGAACATCATCCGCAATACCGGACGCAATCCTGAAACCTCGTCTAGCGACAGCCTGGAAGTGATTGGCGCGGCAATCGGCGTGTTCCTATCCCAGGGCGTTCGCGTGATCGACAACCTCGCGATCAATTGCGCCAACGGCGTCTCGGTCATCGGCTGGTTTGGCGGATCGTCCGGCAAGACTGCCAATGTCACAGCGCGCGGGAATCGAGTCATCAGCCCCCGCTATTCCTGCTACTCGATCATCAAGGCAGCAGACGCCGTGACGCTGCAAGAGAACTGGGGGCAGGACTACGGCGATGCCGGCATCTACATCGAGAACGCCGGGGCCTACGCGCTCACCAATTACACCGAGACGCGAAACAACATCGTGGGCTCAGCGAATGACGCCTACATGGGCGGGTCCGAGCCGACCAGCACCGCGACGCCAAGGGCCGCGCGAACGCCTGGCGCCGGCAATCTGACGGTCGCATCTAAGTTCAGGCTAGCCGCATGACCGCCACGCCAGAAACCTACTCACGCATCTTCGAATCCCACGGCGACGGCGTCGCGATCCTCGAAGACCTGACGGCGCGCTTCTACGACCGGCGCAGCTTCGTGCGTGGTGGTGTCGAGGGTGCGCGGCAGACTGATTTCAACGAGGGCGCGCGCTCGGTGGTGCATTTCATCTTGAGCCAGATCGGCCAGGTGCAGCGCGGCGAGACAGGGGAAGAAGACAATGTGGAAGCGTAACGGCTTCGTGTTCATGGAGGCGGCGACCGATGGAATTACCGGATCGACAGGTGCTACGGGGGCCGGTGGTGACGTGGTACCGCCTGCCGCCGCTGCCGAGCCATCGCTGCTCGCTGCAGCCGCCGCAGCCGCTGGTCAGCAGCCCGCTGGTGGTACACCCGCAGCCGGCACAGATCCGCTCGCGACCTTCCCCGACAAATTCAAGGTAACGGGCGCAGACGGCAAGCTCGACCTAACCGCCAGCGCTGCCAAGCAGGCGGCAGCGTATGCCGAACTCGAAAAGAAACTCGGCAACGCAGCCGAACGCGCACCGGCCACGGCCGACGAGTACAAGGCCGATGCGGTGCTCGCCAAGGTCAAGGAAACGACCGGGCAGGACGTGAAGCTCGACGACGCGCAGGCCAAGGGCTTCCGCGATCTCGCGCACGGTCTCGGCCTCTCGCAGACGCAGTACGAGGGCATCCTCGGCGCCTACTTCCAGAACGTGCAGGGCATGGTCGACGGTGCTTTCGACAACGCCATGGCCAAGGGTAAAGAATCGCTCGCGAAGTCTTGGGGTCCGGCCGATGGTGATGCATTCAAGGGTAACATGGTGCAGGCCGCAAAGGCGTTCAACACTTACGCGCCGGCCGACATGCGCAACGCTCAAGTCATGGACCAGATCGGGAATAACCCGGTAGTCCTGCAGATCCTAGCCAACGTCGGAAAGGAACTCGGCGAGGACACGCGCCAGAACGCTGGCGGCGCTGGCGGGCTGGACATCCAGGCGCTGCAGAAGTCCGAGGCATACTGGAACGCATCACACGCCGACCATGCGCGCGTCGTCGCGAAGGTCAACGAGTATTACGCCAAGGGCGGGAAAAACCCCCTCAAGGCAGCGTAGCAGCACGAACCGCGGACACCCGAGGGACTCGGCCCGCACGTAGCACCGCACCACCCGACTGTAGGCGAGCCCGTGCAAGCGGACACCTCGACCGAGAAGGGAAGTTAACCCTGAACTCGATTGAAGGAGTCCGCATCATGCGTAAAGCTGCACACCTCATGCTGACGTTTGTCGTCGGCATCTGCGCCGCGATCGGCGCGCTGTTCCTCACTCTGGCGCAACTCGCCATCACCACGCCGCGCCAGTCGCTCGGCTCGCTGTTCAGCAATCAGATAACCGAGGCATTCGTCGAGCAGTACGAGTCGAACTTCCATGTGCTCGGTCAGCAGATGGCGGCGCGCTTCGAGCCGTATGTCACGGTCAAGTCTGGCATCGTCGGCAAGTCGGCTGCGGCCGAACGCGTCGGCAAGTCGGAAGCGTACGACATCAACAACCGCCATGCCGATACGCAGTACGTCGAGACGCCGCACTCCCGGCGCTGGCTCGACCTGGCCGACAAGGGTTGGGCTGATCTGGTCGACGAGATGGACGAGATCCGCATGCTGTCCGATCCGAAGTCGGTCTATCCCCGGCTCGCAGTCGCAGCGCTCAACCGCAAGAAAGACGACGTCATCTACGCGGCGGCACGCGGCAGCGCTCGGACCAACAGCGGCACGACCGCGCTCCCGGCTGGGCAGAAGATCGCCGTCGGCGGCACCGGCCTCACGCTGGCGAAGCTGCTGTCCACCAAGGAACTGATGGATACCGCCGAACTTGTCGAAGAAGGCATGGGCGACAGCATCACCGGCCAGGGTGTGAACCCGAACCGCGTGATCGTCTGCCGCTCGAAGGATCTCACCACGCTCTACGGGACGACCGAGATCAAGTCGATCGACTACAACACCGTCAAGGCGTTGGCAAACGGCCAGATCGATACCTTCCTGGGCTTCAAGTTCATCCGCTCCGAGCGCATCTACGGCTCTGGCGGCACGTCCTACCCGCTGGCGTGGACCAAGTCCGCGATGAAGCTCGGCATCGGCAAGGACATCATCAGCTCGATCGACCGTCTCCCCCAGAAAAACCAGAGCGTGCAGGTGTACGCACGCATGTCCCTGGGCGCGGTGCGGATCGAGGATGAAGGCGTCGTCGAGATCGCGGTCTCGACCTGATCCTGACTCGTCCATCCATCAAACCAGACTAGGAGCAAATCATGGCAGTGGTAGATACCAAGAGCACGGCGATCACGCGGCAGGAAGCGGCGCCGAAGCAAAAAGTCCCGGCCTACCTGGCGGGCGGTGTGGTGCGCGAGTTTGTCGCAACGGTCGAAGTGGCCAACGGCGACAGCATTGCGAGCATCTTGCGCATGGTGTCGGTGCATTCGTCCTGGCGAGTGTCCGATGTCGAGTTGCTCTGCGACGCCATTACGTCGGCGGCTGCAGACATCGGCCTCTATGACACCTTCGACAACGGCGCGGCAGTGGTCGATGCGGACTTCTTCGCCTCGGCGCAGTCGATCGCTTCGGCGCTGGTCATCGGCACGCGCGTCCAGCACGAGTCGGCCGTCGTCGGTGTCGAGGACATCGAGAAGCGCCTCTGGGAAGCGCTCGGCCTCACCGCCGATCCCGGCAAGTTCTACGACATCTGCTTGACGCTTACCGCCGCGGCAACGGCTGCGGGCACGGTTTCGCTCAAGGTGCGCGCTGTCGAGAACTGATCCACGTTTCACGTGAAGCACATGCCGACCGGGGAAACTCGGTCGGCCTTTCCGCAAAGGGCGAGCGATGCCGGCAACGAGTGAAGTTCAGATATGCAGCAATGCGCTGCTGTTGCTCGGTGACGAGACGATCGCCAGCTTTGACGAGAACACGACACGGGCGCGCCTGTGCTCGAATCTCTGGGACACGGTACGCGACGCGGTGCTGCGGTCTCACCCTTGGAATTGCGCAATGATGCGCGTCGTGCTAGCAGCCGATGCGACGGCGCCTGCATTCGATTGGGCTTACTCGTTCACGCTGCCGGCCGATTGCCTGCGCGTATGGACGGTCGGCCAAGACGACTCGATGCCGCCCGAATGGGAAGTCGAGAACGGAAAACTCCTGATGGACGACGCCATCGGATACGTCCGATACGTTCATCGGCTGGAAGATGCGGCCCGCTATGACGCTCTGCTGCGCCTTGCGCTTACCTCCGGCATGGCTGCAGCGCTGGCCTACCCGATCACCAAGAGCGCCACGCAGCAAGAGGCCATGGCCAAGCTGCACGCGATGCACATGCGATCTGCTCGTACGGCGGACGGCCAGGAAGGCACCGGCGAGCAGGGGCTCGACTCTCCCTTGATTGCGGTGCGCGGATAGTGGCCCGCATCAATACTGTGCAGACAAATTTTACCGCGGGCGAACTCTCGCCCCGCGTGCTCGGTCGCGTCGACATCAGCAAGTACCAGAACGGCGCCGACACACTGGAAAATGCGTATGTGATGGTCCACGGGGCGGCAGTGCGTTGCCCCGGTACTCGCTACATCAAGTCCACCAAGGACAGCGCCAAGCTCGCGCGCCTTATCCCGTTTGTCTACCGCACGGATACGGCGTACGCGCTGGAATTCGGGCATCAGTACATCCGCTTCTACAAGGACCGCGCACAGATCACCAGCGGAGGCCCGGCCTACGAGATCACCACGCCATACGGGCAGACCGATCTCTGGGATCTCAACTATGTGCAGAGCGCGGACACGATGTTCATAGTTCACCCGGACTATGCGATGCGTCGGTTGACCCGATACGGTGACGCATCTTGGAAACTCGCGGCGCATCGCTTCACGGTCGAACCGCATGACGAGATCGGGCAGAAGCCTGCAACAGCATTGACGCTCGGCGCGGTCAGCGGCTCGGGCATCTCAGCGACAGCCGCGGCAAATGCGTTTCAACCCTCCGACGTGGGGCGCCCGCTGTCGAGCGGCATTGGGTACGCAACGATCGTCGGCTACACGTCGGCGCTGATCGTCACGGTGGATATCGTCGACACGTTTTCAGCGGTCGGCCTTGCCTCGGGCGCGTGGACAATCGAGGAGTCGCCCAAGTCGGCGCTCACGCCTTCGGGCACGATCACGCTCGGCGGAACAGCGACGCTCACCCTGGCTGCTGGTGGATGGAGGAATGATGCGCAGGTTAGTGATATTGGCCGCTATGTCCACGTCAACGGCGGCGTGGTCGAGATCACCGCGTATACGTCGGCGACTGCTGTTGATGGCGTTGTGCGGCGCGCTCTCACCGGCACTACCGCAGCGCCTTCAGACTCCTGGAGTCTTGAGTCAAAAGTCTGGAACGCGACGAACGGCTACCCGCGGGCGGTGACGCTGTACGAGCAGCGCCTCGTCGCGGCTGGGTCCGAGGCGTACCCGAACAACGTATGGGCATCGTCGCCGCGGATATACGACGACTTCTGCTACGGCGCGGCCGACGATGATGGCCTTGTCTTCGAGATCGTGAGCGACCAGCAGAATCCAATCCTGCAGCTCGCGCCGCTCTCGCATCTGGTCCCGCTTACGTTCGGGTCGATCCTTTCCATGCGTGGCGGTGTGGAGAAGCCGCTCACGCCGACGAACGTCCGTGCCAAGGACGAGCAAGGCTATGGCTCCGCCAACGTGCGCCCGGTGCGCGTGGGTGGCGAGGCGCTCTACGTGCAGCGCGCAGGTAAACGGATCCGCTCGCTGTCCTACCGCGTGGAACTCGACGCCTACCCGGCGCCCGACCTCAGCATTCTGTCGGAGCACATCACGAAGCCGGGTATCGTCGACATGGCCTACCTCGAAGAGCCCGAGTCGATCGTTGCCATGGTGCGCAGCGATGGCGTGCTTGTGCTGCTCACGTACTCGCGCGATCAAGAAGTCGTGGCCTGGACGCGAAAGGTCACGGACGGCGCCTTCGAGGCGGTGTGCTCGATCCCCTACGGAGACAAAAATCAACTGTGGGCCATCGTGCGCAGGACCATCAACGGCTCCACTGTGCGGTATGTCGAGCTATTGGAATTCGAGGCAGAGCATGAGGACAACTTGCAGACGGATTGTTGCATCGTCACGACTGCAGCTGCAACTGATACATGGGCGGTATCGCATCTCGAAGGCGAGACGGTCGACGTGCTCGGCGATGGCATTGTCTTCCCGCAGGAAGTCGTCACCGGTGGGCAGGTCGTGTTGTCTCGTGACGTTGAAGAAGTCGAGATCGGGCTGCACTACGACACGACGATAGTCACGCTGCCGCCTGAGATTGCATTGCCAGAGGGATCGATGCAGGGGCGCCCGGTGTCGATTTCTGAGGTTGTGGTCAAGCTGCACAAGTCGATTGGATGCGAGGTCGAGGGTGAGCAGCTTCCATTTCGGCGTTTCGGTGCCGATGTGCTCGATGCTGCGGTCGAGCCATTCACCGGAGACAAGCGGGTGACAACGATCGGATGGGCGCGCGGGCGAAAGATCACGATCCGACAGACGCAGCCGCTGCCTTTGTGCGTGCTGGCGCTGGTCAAACGAATCACGGCGGGGGACTGATGATACGACGTGCGACGCTCTCCGACATTCCCGACCTGCTGGCCCTCGGGAGGAAGATGCACGCCGAAAGCTGGTATTCGTACCTTGACTATGACGACGAGAAGATCGCAAGCGTGCTTGAGCTTCTACTCAAGGACGGCTTTTTGTGCGTTCACGAGATGGAGGGCGTAATCGTCGGCGGCATGGCTGGGTGCCTGTCGCAATTCTGGTTTTGCCGCGAACTCATGGCGCACGACTTGGCGCTATTCGTCGAACCCGGCCGGCGTGGTGGCATTGCGGCCGCTCGTCTGGTTCAAGCGTTCATCGTGTGGGCGCGAGATCGCGGCGCGCAGGAGGTATCGCTCGCGGTATCAACGGGCGTCATGATCCGAGAAACCGGCGAACTGTTCGAAGCCATGGGCCTGCGTCATGTGGGCGGCGTCTACAAAGCGAGGCTGTAATGTGTACAGGGGCCGAAGGATTTATGACGCAGCACGCCGACAAGCTGATCCTGGCATCTGGGGCGATGGATGCGGTAGGAAAGCTGGTCGGGGCGAAGGGCTCATACGATCACGCGAACTACGAAGCCGATCAACTCATGGCCGACGCGCAGGTATCTCGCGGGCTGGCTCAGGTCGGCGCAGGAAAAATCCGCAAGGCAGGCAAGGCGACGCGAGGCACAGCGCGGGCAGCGTATGGGGCCTCGGGCGTGGCTGTCGACTCGGGCAGCGCTCTCGCGGTGCAGGAGGACATCACACGCGGGGCGAGCGAGGACGCGCTCACGGAGCTTTTGAGCGGCGGCTATCGGGCCGCAGCGCAAGAGGCGACCGCAGCGGGCAGGCGTATGGCCGGGCGTAACGCGATCTCGACCGGCATCGGCAGTGCCGGCAAGTCGATGCTCGGTGCCGCGGCCGAAGAACGCCGCATTCAGGCCGAGACGAACCGCTGGCGGCGCATGCAGGTACGGAGCCAAGCCTCGACGATGACGATCTCGCCGTCCGACTTCGATTTCACGAGGTATGAGCCGTGAGAATCCAGACGGGCGACTTCGGCTACCGGGTGGCGAAGCCCGCATCTCCCCAAGTCGGGCGCGATGCGTTCGCCACAGGTGACGGTCTGCGCGAGGTCGCGGCCGGCGTCGGTGCGATCGGCGCGGTCGAAGGACAGATCACTGTTGCCAACGAGCGCGACCAGGCCGTCGTGATGGACCGGGCAGCACGGGAAGCACAGGCAGAGGCGAAACAGCTTGCTCGCGAGGCCAAGCGCGCCGAGGCCATGACGCTGCACGCCACGGCACAGAATGCGCTCGCGGCCGAATCCGAGCGGATCAGCATCGGTATTGCTGACGGCACGATCGGCAAGGATGACGCGCCGAAGCTCTGGCAGGAGTCGTCGACCAAGATCGTCGAGGACACGATCGGGCAAGTCGATCAATCGAATGCCGAACTTGTTCGCGCGGGGCTGACTGGCGATCTCGGCGCCCATGGTCGCAGCATCCAGCGCGAGGTCATCAAGCGCAATCGGCACGACATCGGGGCCGGTCTCTCGGGCTATCTCGAGCAGCAGGAGCGATTCGCCGGCACGGATCTGCGCACAGCGGTCAAGCAGGCGCACATGGCGCTCGACGGCATGGGCCCGCAAGCCGGCATGAACCCCGAGCAGATCGCATCCGCCAAGCAGAAATTCACCGAGCGCGCGACGTTCCTCGTCGCCGACTCGTGGCTGACGAAGAACCGCGACAACGCGCCGGGGCTGAAGAAGTTCCTCGACTCGCTGCCCGGCAACACCGATCTGGATCCAGGGCACCGCAACGCGCTCGAAGGCAAGGCGCTCAACGCGATGACGCGGATCGAGAACCGTGCGATTGCCGCGGAGAACCGCCGCACCGCACTCGCGGGCACCACGCTGCAACGCCTGGGCGCCGCGATCGAGGCAGGGATGCCAGTCGATGCAAAGACCATGTCCGACGCGGTCACGATGGCCAAGGGCACGCCGTACGAAGCGCAGGCGGTCGGGCTGATCCAGGATCAGCGTTATATGGCCGACCTGCTCAAGATGAGCCCGCAGCAACAGGTGGCGACGGTGAAAGAGATCCGCGCCAAGTACACGAAGGACGGCGCAGCGCCCGAGGATTGGGCTTCGCTCGGCCGCATCGAGCGTGCGGTGTCGAAGACGGTCGAGCAGATCCAGACGCAGCCGCTCGCCTACGCGGCAAACCGCACCGGTGCCGAGATCACGCCGCTGGACCTATCGAATCCGGCGTCATGGGCTGACAACCTGAAAAGCCGGTCGACCGTCCTGCTCGGCCAGCAGCGCCAGCTCGGAGGGCAATCCTCGCTTGCCGGGCTGCTGCCCGAAGAGGTCGGAGCGCTCAAGTCGGTATTGAAGTCTGCGACCCCGGCGCAGCAGGCCGATACGCTGGCCAAGCTGCGGCAGGGCTTCGGCGATGCGGCGGTCTATCGCGCCACGTTGGGCCAGATTGCGCCCGACGATCCGGTGACGGCCAAGGCCGGCATCTTCGCGGCGAACGATCGGCAGTCGCAGGCCGGCAAGTCGGTTGCCGTCGAGATCCTGACCGGCGCGGCGATCCTGCGACCGGACACGAAACAGGACGGGACCCCCGGCAAGGGTGGCGCGTGGCCAATGCCGAAAGACGACATGCTCGCGCGTGATTGGGCGGCGTACACCGGCACCGCGTATGCCGGGCGGTCGAACCTACGCAATGCCGACTTTCAGGCAGCCAAGGCGCTGTACGCAGCACGGGCCGCCCAGGAAGGTGACCAAAGCGGCGAGATCAACTCCCGGCGATGGCGTGCGGCGATGGCGCTCGTCACCGGTGGCGTCGCCAACCATGCCGGGCGCGAGACGCTTCTGCCCTACGGCATGACGACCGGCGAATTCAAGGACGGCATCGTTCAGCGGGCTCAGGCGTACAAGGTTGACCCGTCGATCGGCCGCATCGATGCGCTGCCGCTGCTGCCGGTGGGCGATGGGCAGTACGTGCCACTGGTGGGCGATGCCGTGCTGCTCGACGAGAACAAGCAGCCCGTTCTGCTCGACTTCAACAAGCCGGTGGCGCCCGCATCCGTAAATCGCAGTGCCGTGAAAGCGCGCGAGTATGCCGCCCGCGCCGGGATAAGCACGCAATGAGCTTCGAACTATTCCCGCAGGAGAACGCCAACGTGCTCGCGTCATTCGGCGCGACGCAACGGCGCGATCCTGGGGTGTTCGATAACTTCTTCCCATCGGCCGGCAACGCGATCATGCGTGGCTTTGCCGAGACGGGCCGCGCTGTCTCCATGCTCGGCGCCGTTGGCCCCATGCTGCAGGACACGGGCAAGTACGGCCAGCGCGGGACCGAGGCGGTCGACAAGTATTTCAAGCGGCATGACGACATCTGGAACCGTGCCGTCGAGTATTGGACGCCGAAGCGCTCCGAGGTCGGCGTCGCGGGTGAGGTCGTCGGGCAACTGCTCGGCACGATCCCCTTGCTTGTGGCGTCTCCCGCTGCACTCGTGGCAAAGACACAGATGAGCACCGGTGAAGACTTGGTGCGCAAGGGCGTGGACGCCGACAAGGCGGGCGCCGTTGGCGCTGTGCAGGCCGCAGGGCTCGGACTTGGCGTGTGGCTCCCCGTGCTCGGCAAGACGCTTGCGCAGCGCGTGGTGATCGGCGGTGCGGGATTCAACGCGGTGCAGGGGGCTGCGACTCGCGGGGCATCTGGCGCGATCCTCGAAGGCACCAAGGCCGCCGACGAATTCAAGGCATTTGACCCGACTGCTGTCACCCTCGATGTGCTGCTCGGGCTGGCCTTCGGTGGGATCGCGCATCTGTCGCCGGCACAGCGGGCGCAGGGCGAAGCTGCATGGTCGAAGATCGCCGAGTGGACGGGCACATTCAAGCCATCCGATATCGACGCGCTGGTCACGCTGAAGCAGGCCGAGCATCTGAATGTCGAGAGTGCGCCGGGGCGGATGGCGAGCGCGGAGGACATTGCCAAGCACCACGCGGCGATGAAGCAGGCCGTTGATGATCTGCTCAACGATCGGCCGGTGAACGTCGAGGCGCTGACCGAGGGCGCGCGATTCCTTCCTGACGCCGAGCGCATCGCGTTCGGCAAGACCATCGCCGACGAACTCAACGCGCAGGCTAAGGGCATGGTCGAGGCCGACATGCTGACGCAGCTCGCGCGCATGGAAGCAGAGGGCAAGCCGGGATTTATTCGCAGCGCCGAGGAACTGCTCGCACTGAAGGCGGCGACCGAGTCACCTGTGTTGCATCCAGACTTGGAACGCGCAATTGAGATTTCGCGCCGGCCTGGATTTCTGCGGTCAGCCGAGGAAAAGCTCGTGCTCGATGCTGTGCTGCAGGGCAGGGCGTCTGATGTGATCGGACTGCCGGACGGGATGAAGGCGGGGCCGGAAGCCGAAACTGGGGTGAATAAATCGACGCCGGCCGGCGAATCTGGTAACGCGCCCGACCCCATCCGCGCCGCCGCCGACCAATTCGTCGCCGAGCGCCCGGATCTCACGCTGACCATCGGCGCCGACCAGAACGGCCAGCCGATCACGATCAGCGCCGCGAAATATCTCGAAGACGCACGCCTCGACACCGAGCTGGCCGCGCAAGACGCCGGCCTATTCGAAGTCGCGGCCTCCTGCATGCTCAGAGGGTAAGACATGGTCAAGCGATACAGCATCACAGCGGGCAAGATTATCGACGTACCGGAGCCGAAAGGGCCGAGCATGGACATAGAGAAACGCCTCGCGGCGGTCGAAGGCGGCGAACGCATCAAGGCGCTCGAAGACGAGATCGCGATGCTGCGGGCTTCGAATCGCCAGCTGATGCGCGAGAAGGACGAAGCGCAGGCGCAGGTATCGCAGGCAAGTGCGGACCTGGCGGCGGCACGGCAGGCGCCACCGACGCCAGCAGCGGCCCCGGTGGTGAATGTGCCCGCTCCGGTGGTGAATGTGCCGGCGCCCGTGGTGAATATTGAGGCGCGCAAGGCTACCGAGTGGAGCGTTGAGGTTAGAGAGTACGACGGCTCCGGTCGTCCACGGCGTATCACGTTCCGACCGACAGAGCCTCTTAACTTTTGATTGGATGGGACTGTATATGCCCTACCACTGCGAATCCCGCCAATCCGTATCCCTTTGCTCTGGCTTGTCATCTTTCGACCAGCGGCGGTACAGCGCGCCGATGCCGATGAGCGCAATGACGGCGATGGCGACTAGATCCATGGAGGTCATGTAGATGGCCTGGACGTTAATTGCTGATGCTAACACCGGAGGTCTGAACGGCGGAACTACGTCTGCGATCGACACGACCGGCGCGGATCTGTTCGTGCTGTTTGCGGCTTTTGCCAATGGCTCGCCCACGGTATCTGATTCGCAGGGAAACACGTGGACCGCCCTCACTTCGCGCGCTGCGGGTAGTAATCGAGCGCGGCTGTACTATTGCATCGGTCCGACGACTAACGCGAGCCACACGTTCACGTTCACGGCTACTGGCCTCGCCGGGGCATTCTCCATTCAGGCATGGAGCAGCGGAGGCGGAACGCCAGTATTCGATGTCGAGTCGGGCGGATCTGCAACGGCCACTACGTCAGGCGTCGGAAGCAACCTCACGCCAACGCAGAACGATGCGCTAGTCATCATCGGCGTGGGCTTGGCGGCTAGTGTTTCGAGCTTTGCTGCGGCAGGCGCGAACACGCTTGTAAATCACGCCAATTTTGTCGGCGGCACGAGCTATGGCGTCGGCGATGGGTACATTCATCAATCGACAGCGGCGACCATATCCTCCGCGACCACGCTGTTTTCGTGGACCACTTCTGTATCTGCGATTGCAGCGGCGGCTGCCTTCACTGGCATGGGCGGCGGAGGTGGCGGCGGCGGGCTCACCAGCGGCACGGCCTCGCTGACATCGGCCACGGATGCCGCGATCAATCTTAGTGTCGGCGCGGCCTCGGGCGGAACGTCGCCATACTCGTACGCATGGGAGCGACGAACGACTGCCGACGCAGCTTTTGGATCAGGGACGAGTGTCGGCACCGATAGCACGACGCTTTCGGACGCCACGGCGACCACGGATACGGCGTACTTCTACCAATGCCGGGTAACTGACGACGTAGCAGCAACGGCGGATAGCAACACGGTCGGCGGGTGCCTGCTGCATGATCCGCTCAAGATCGGGTTCATTGGCGACTCGATCACGAACGGCTATGGTCTGTCGGCCGGCCAAGACCCAGCGGTGCAGTGTGGAGTCATCCTAGAGCGAACGTACCGGGTTAAGGCTGTCACTGTCTCGGAGTACGGGGTAAACGGATCAGCGGCGGACGACTGGACATCGACGGCAGGCGGGACGAACTACACGCTTGCAGAGGCACAGTTCGCGGCGGCTGGCTGTACGCATGTGCATGTGATGCTGGGCGCCAACGACGCAGCCGAGCATCAATCGGCAGCCACGTTTGGCACCAACCTGGACACGATTTGCGACAACCTGATCGCGGACGGCTACACGGTCATTCTGTCGTACCCGATCTATATCCCGGCAGGGGCCAATGGCGGCGCCACGGATGCAGCGGCCGTCGACTTGGCGATTGCATACCGGGCGCAGATCGATTCGCTTATCAACGGCACCACGATCCTGCGAGGCGACACGATCGCCTGGCAGCACTTCCTGCTCAACAACGACGAGATGCAGTCTGACGACACGCACCCGACCGCGACCGGCGCGGTATCGCTCGGCGCCATGTGGGCGCGCGCCATCGATCGTAGCGTATTGCAAGTGGCATCAGGGAGCAGCGGCGGCGTAACGCGAGCCCGTTCTGGATCTGGACTTGGGAGCATGGGATGAGCGAACGTATTCCGCAGTCAGTCGCAAAGCGGGTCGGGTTCCGCGCCTACCTCACATCGGACGGGAAAACGCCCGCGACCGGCAAGACAATCGCCATAACGATATCAAAGAACGGCGGGGCGTTCGGCAATCCGGCGGCCGGCGCGACGAACGCAACGGCGATTTCGAGCGGCTTCTACTATTTCGACCTGGGCACGGGCGACACTGACACACAGGGTCCGCTCTTATGGCGGGGCGCTGAGGGCACGATTGACGACGCAGGCGGCGTGTATGAGGTGGTTAACGCTGCTAATGCAGGGTTCACTGGCATTGATGACTTGCCGACCAACGCAGAACTCGCGACTGCGCTTGCTGCTGCGGATGATGCAGTGTTGGCGGCAGTGGCAACGGTCGAATCAAACGTCGATGCCATCAAGGCAAAGACGGACTCGCTATCGTTCACCGTGGCCGGCCAAGTCGACGCGAACATCCAATACGTGAACGACGTGGCTGTATCCGGTACAGGCGCAGAGGGTAACGAATGGATACCCGCATAAATGGCCATCGGTGACGTATGGGGCAATCGCTGGCTCGGCTCCTGGGGCGGGTCTTGGGGGCAGGCACAGGCGCAGGAACCCGACGATCCGCTACTAATGCACGCGGGATCGCCACCAAAGCAGTTCGACACCATAGACGTGATCTTTTTGTGCGGGTTAATCCTCGTGGGGCATATCGATGCCGAGCGCTAACTGCATCGCCCGCCTAGTGCAAGCCGCTGGACGCTCGCTCTCGCAGGACGAGATCGACGGCATATTCTCCCGCGTCCACAAGGCCGCGCTTGACATCAAAAACGGCAAGACGCCGACCATCGACACCGGCATGGGCGCGCAGGCCGACAACATTGTCACGCTTGCTGCCAAGAAAGCCGCCGAGGATCTGATGCGCGAGGCGGCGGTACGCGAGCGCCAGGCGCATCTGCAGGTGCTGTCGATGGGCAGGAACCTCGACGCCTACCAGCGATTGACGGCGGCAGGCGTAAAGCCATTCGATGCGCTCGACTTGATGATCTTCCGCAACTTCAAGGGCAAGACCAGCATCGAGAGCATGGAGCAGCGCGTGATGGGCGTGCAGTCCGACCTGCTGCGCCGTGTAATGCCGACATGGGAAGCGCTCGGGCGCGACTGGTTCGGCATGTTCCAGGACGAGGGCAAACTCGTGACGCTCGTGCGCGAGCTGCGCGGCGAGAACACCGGGGATGCCATCGCCAAGAAAGGCGCCAAGGCATTCCACGAGGCGGCAGAAACCGCGCGGCAACTGTTCAATCAGGCAGGCGGCGACGTGGGCCGGCTCGACGATTGGGGTATGCCGCAGCACCATTCGCAGGCGCGAGTCGCTGGCGTGAAGCAGGCCGAATGGGTCGATGCGATCCTGCCGCTGCTCGACCGAAACAAGTATGTCGACATCGCCGGGCAACCGATGACGGACGCCGACATGCGCGGAATGCTCGGCAAGGCGTACGACACGATCAGCACGGGCGGAATCGCGAACCAGGTGCCGGGACAGTTCAAGGGCACAGGCAAACTCGCGAACCGGCACAGCGAAAGCCGGGTGATTCACTTCAAGGATGCCGAGTCGACCATCGCCTACTGGCGCGACTTCGGCGAACGCTCGCCGCTCGAGATCCTCTACGGCCATCTCGACACCATGGCGCGCGACATTGCCATCGCGGAATACTTCGGGCCGAACGATAAGACGACGTTCCAGACGCTGCGCGATACGGCGCTGCAGGATGCGGTCCTCGCCGACCGGAAGAACGCCGGCAAGTATCAGGAGCGGGCGCGCACACTCGACCGATACTACGACTATGCGACCGGCCGCACGCAGCCATCGGCCAACCTGCACATATCCAACATCGCCGACACGCTCGGGCACCTGAACACGGCCGGTAAGCTCGGCGGCGCGGCGCTGGCCTCCCTGTTCGGCGATCGGGCCATGTATCAGGCCGTCGCGATGCTCAACCATCTGCCCATGCTCAAGGATTGGGGGCAGCAGATCAGCCTGCTGAACCCTACGAACGCGGCAGACCGGCGCGCGCTACAGCAACAGGGGCTCATGCTCGAATCGATCCGGGGCGGGCTCACGCGCTTTCACGATGGCTTCGGTCACGCGTCCAGCGCGGCACAGTTCACCGGCAAACTTGCCAACGCCGTGATGCGCATCTCGGGTATGTCGGCGATCAACGCCATACCGAAGGGCGCATTCGGTGCCGGACTGTTCCATGCGATCGGCAACGAGATCGCGGCCGGCAAGACGTTCGCGCAGCTCGCCGACTCGGACGTGCGCGTGCTACGTAACTGGGGCATCACAGAGGCAGACTGGCATGTGTGGCAGCTCGCCAAGCTCGAAGACATCGGCGGCTATGGGCCGAGCATCACGCCCGAGGCGATCGGGCGCGTGACCGACGCCGAGCTACAGCAGGCCGGGATCATTCCGCAGGCAGCGCAGGCCGGCGACGGTGCTCGTGCTCGGCACGATGCGGTCGTCAAACTCCTGGGCGCCGTCAACACAGAAGCCGATTTCGCCATCATCTCGCCCGGATGGAAAGAGCGCGCGCAGTTCTATTCGAACCTGCAGCGCGGCACGGTGCCCGGCGAGATCGGCCGCGCGGTGCTGCAGTTCAAATCCTTCCCATGGACACAGGTCCGCCGCATGTTCGATTTGATGGACAACGCAGAAGGACCGGTGACGAAGGCCAGCATGTCGGCCGCAATGTTGGTCGCATTGACCGCGGGCGGGGCGATGACGATCCAAGTGCGCGAGATGCTCTCCGGTAAAGATCCGCGCAACATGAACGACAAGAAATTTTGGGGAGCCGCCTTCATGCAGGGCGGTGCGCTCGGCATCTATGGCGATTTTCTCTACGGCGCCACGAACACCCGCTACGGCTCCGGGATTCTCGAAACAGTCTCCGGACCGACGATCGGGCCGTTGCTTGAAATGGGACTCGTTCAACCAGCGCAGGCGATCAAGGCGCAATGGGAAGGGCGCGAATCCAACCTGGTCGGGCAGACGTTGCAGGATCTGAAGGGCTTCATTCCGGGCGGGAACCTTTGGTACACCAAGGCTGCAATAGATCACCTGTTTATGCAGCAGATCATGGAGCAGCTATCGCCCGGCTACCTGTCGAGCATTCGACAGCGTACGCAGAAAGATTACCAGCAGGATTGGTGGTGGGCACCCGGCGACCTTACGCCCGACCGTGGCCCGCGACTCGAAGCAGCCGTGCAATGATGCGCACCGCCAGCCACATGAAGCCGACTGCAGCAGCAACGCCGATGAATCCGATCAGGATCAAGAGCGCCTGCACATCCTTGCACGTGGGGCACAGGGCAAACACGCCGAGCAGGACGCCCGCGAATACGACCTGCGAGGCGAGGATCACCAGCATTGCGCACAGCCAACCGAATACCGTTTTCACGAGGGCGCCTCAATGAGAGCGGACCAGATTAAACGCCTGGAAGAGCTGCAAGACAAGCTTGTAGACATTTACCTCGACGAAGCCGACCCCGGTAACTGGCCGGAAGCGCGAGGCGATCGAGTATGGCACAAGAAGGACGCCAATTTGACCATCACGCACGTCATCAGGATCAAGACGTTGCTCGATATGCGCACAGCAAACGCCGCGCCCGGTGTCGATGAGGATCTTGAAGCCGAGAAAATGACGGCTGATGCCATGGCGCAGGCCGACGAGATTATCGAGAACGCCCGCGGAAAGAGGTTTGGCCCTCGTGCAAAGTAAGGTGTCATTCGTCGCATTCTTCATGATCTGGGCCAAGGTCCAGGGATGGAAGGTGCCCGCGCTCCACGTGCGCATATGCGAATGGCTGCAGGACTGCCGGGAATTGGTGCGCGTGCTGATGGTGTTTCGCGGTGCGGCGAAGTCGACGATCTTCGGCGTCTACAAAGCATGGTGCCTGTACTGCGACCCGACCCGGCGTAACCTGATATGGGGCGAAGATGCGCGCCTATCGAAGAAGATGACGCGCGACACATTGACGGTGCTTCGCCGGCACCCGCTCTGCCGCGCCATGCTGCCTTCCCAGGTCGGCGTCGAGGAATTCTGGGTCAAGGGCTCGATCGATGCCCGCAATGCGTCCATGGCGGCCTACGGCGTCATGAGCAACGCGACCGGATCGCGGGCGGATGCGGTCGACTTCGACGACATCGAGGTGCCGAAGAACATTCGGTCAAAGGAGGCGCGCGAGAAGCTCCGCGAGCGGATCAGCGAATCGACGCACATTCTCGTTCCTGGCGGGCAGAAAACCTACATCGGCACGCCGCACACGCACGACTCGATCTATGAGGAGCAGATCGCCGGGGGCGCGGCGGTTCTCAAGATCCCGCTATTCGAGCACCACAAGCGCTACGAAGGCGAGGCCACGCAGAACGACAAACGCTATGGCTTCAACTTCCCGCTGTACGCGGATGGGCTCTACGTGTTCGTCGGCATCGGTAAGTATTCCCGGCTGCTGGTCGAGGGTGTCGACTACCACGCCACGAAGCGCGAAGTCGTCCTGCACAAGCCGCCGGGCGATACGCTGGACATTTACAGCGGCTGCGCCTGGCCGGAGCGATTCACCCGCGACGACATCGAGCGGCGGCGCAAGGACACGCGCACGCTCAACGCCTGGGATTCGCAGTACGGGCTGGAAGCAAAACCGCTGCATGCGGTGAGACTGGACCCCGACCGCCTGCGACCGTACAACGTCGAGCCGGTCATCGAGATGGCGAACGGCGAGGTGCGCATGATGTTGGGCAAGACGCAGATCGTCAGCGCGACGGCGCGATGGGATTGCGCGCTCGGGCGTGTGACGGGTGATGCCTCGGCCTTCGGCGTCATGTTCCAGAACGAGGCGGGGACGTATTTCTGGCATCGGTCCGTGGCCTTGACCGGCGATGTTTTCCAGCAGTGCAAGCAGATCAAGGCTATTGTCGAGGACTTGCAGCTCCCGCGCGTAGTCGTGGAAACCAACGGCCTCGGGTCCATGGCGGTGCAGGTACTGCGTAAGGAGCTGCGCTCGATCGGCTGCGGTGTGGCCGACCTGCACGAGACGGCCGACAAGAACAAACGAATCCTTGACGCCTTCGAGGCGCCGCTTTCGGCGCGCGTCATATGGGCGCACGTGTCCACGTTTGATGCCGTCTACGACGAGATGAAGGACTGGCGGCCGGACGTGAAAGAGCAGCCCGACAACCATCTCGATGCAGGCGCCGGATCGCTGAAAGACCAGCCGATGCGGATCGGCAAGAGCATTGGCCGCGCCGTGGCCGCACCGAACGCCGCCCCGTGGCGCCCCTCGGCGGGCGACATCGAAGTCGAACTCGATTTTTCTTAGGAGCAGCCATGCCTGTGACCGCGAGCTATACCCCGAACGTATCAGTCGGAAACGGCGTTACAACCGTATTCCCCTACACGTTCCGCATTCTCGATGCCGATGATCTGCTCGTGCAGCTCGATGGCGTCTCAACGACCAGCGGCTACACGGTATCGGGTGTCGGTGACTCGGTCGGAGGAAATGTCACGTTCAGCGTGGCGCCCACCTCCGGCGTCGAGGTGCTGCGGGCGCGCAATGTGCCCTACGACCGCGAGACGGACTACCAGCACAACGGCGATCTGCTGGAAGAAACGCTCGATGCGGATCTTGACCGCATTGTGATGCAGGTACAGCAGATCCGCGTGGACATGGACCGCGCACCGATGCTCCCGCTCGGCAATGCGCTGGCTGGCTCTGTCACGCTGCCCGTACCGGGCGCCGGACAGTTCCTGCGATGGAATGCAGGTGGGACAAATCTCGAAGCGGCTGACGCCGTCTACGACAACGGCACCTATCTCGCCAGCGGAACCGGAGCAGTCGAGCGCACGGTCGACGCCAAGCTCGGCGAGCTGGTCACGCCGATGGACTACGACGCTGCGGGCGATGGCGTGACAGACGATACGGACGCATGGCAGGCGGCGATCGACGCAGGCGCACCGTTGATCGATGGGCGAGGGCTCACGTACAAGGTAAGCGCGACGCTCACGCTACGCAGTAACCTCGAAATCTGTAACGCGGTGTTCGACTTCACCGATGCGGCATCGGGTGACGTGCTGTTCTACGCCAGCGGCTCGACGGGCAGCGCCAACTTGCTGACCGCGAACCGCTCCCGACTGTCGCTGTCGCTGCCGGTCACGTCGGCCGGGCTGGTGGCAGGTGATTACGTGCTGGCAGGGTCGACGGCCAACTACGAGAGCAACACGAGCACCAAGGTCGGGGAGATTACCCGCATTGCAAGCGTCTCTGGCCTGACGTGCAACCTGCGCGATGCGACACACTCGGCGTACAACACGGCCGACACGGCGAGCGCGAAGAAACTCACCTTCGTCGAGAACATCACGCTGCGCAACGTCCGGGCGACTGGCGCAGGGGATGGCACCACGGCAGGCGGGCAAGACCAATATGGGGCGCGGTTCATTGTCTGCCGGAACGTCAACGTGATCGACTGCGACTTCCAGGCGTTCGACTATGCGGCGGTCGAGTTCGCGACCTGCCTGTATGCGCGGGTGCGAGGCGGATACTTCGGCAACGCGCACGACTCGACCGATGGCGCGAGCTACGGCGTGATGCTCACGCACGGCACGCACCATGCCACGATCGAGGGCGCCACGTTCTACGACCAGCGGCACGGTGTCACCACGGGCGGCACGACGGCGGTCAATCGTCACATCACGGTCACGGGCTGCACGGCGATCGGCTGCAGGGCGGCCGGCATCGACAACCACGCAGGCACGGAAATCTACACCTGGACGGGTAACACGATCTCGGCCGAGGTCGGCAACCTGACCAGCGGCACACAGGCCGCACTGCAATCGCTCGGCGGTGCGGGCGTCATCTCCGGCAACGTGATTCGCGGATCATACGAGCACGGCATCCTGTGCCAAATCTTCCCGCTCGGCATTCAATGCCCGCTCGTTATCTCAAGCAATTTGCTCGACAACGGATCGAGCACCGATAGCGATCATATCGGCGTCTTCGTCGAGCAACGAAACAACGCGACGAACAGCGGGATCGTCATCAGCGATAACGTCCTCTCTGACGGATGGCAGACCGGGATCATGATCGAGGCGGATGCAGCGGATATTAAGTACATCACCGTGGCCGGCAACAATCTTGGGCTTGTGAAGTCGCGCGGCATCTACCTGAATGCGCCGACTGGTCGACTCATCGAACACGGGAGCATCGCCAACAACTCGATGCGCGTGGATGCCGGCGGTTCCGAAAACATCATGCTCAACAGCACCGATGCGGGCGGTATTGAGTTTTTCACTGTCACGGGAAACACTTGTTACGCCGGAACGTATGGGATTCGAGGCGTCAATACTGATCGCATCGCGGCGGCGCCGAATGTGTGTATCGGTGCCAGTGTGTCGCAGATCACGGTGGCAGGCGCGAACAGCAAAACCGATGGAACCAACGTAACAGCGTAAGGAGCGCAGCATGGCAGATGCACCGAGCACGGGGACACACGAGCGAGTCTCTAACCTGGAGTCCGATGTGCGCGACATGCGCGATCACGTTCAAACGATACAGCTCGATTTGGGGGCAATGTGCGGCGACGTTGCGCACATCAAAGCATCCATCGAAAACAGTAGCAGAGAAGCGACGACGTATCGCCGAGAGACTCGGCACGACATCAAGTGCATTACCGATACGTGGTCTTCCTTCCAGAAGGAATTCGGGCCGATGCTGTCGGACCTTCGAGAGAAGCGCGACGAGTCCAAGGCGCTGCGAAAGCATGTGCGCTTTGCCTGGATGACGGCGGCAGGTCTTGCCGTGGGCGGGGCGTTCATCACATGGGCGGATGCCAAGTGGAAAGCCATCGCAGCGCTACTTACAAAGGTTCAATGATGAACTTCCCATTCCAGATCATCTACGAAGCAACGATGAAACTTCTGCCTACGGCGATGGATACGCCGAAAGCCAAGGCGATGATGTACGCGATCGGGATGCAGGAAGGCGACAAGTTCACCGCTCGGCGCCAGTACAACGACGGTCCGGCTCGCGGCTTCTGGCAATTCGAGCAAGGCGGTGGCGTTCGCGGCGTCTTAACCCACGCGGCGACCAAGCACCACGCCAAGGCCATACTCGACCAACTCCAGTACAACGACTATCCGACAACGGTATGGAATGCGCTGGAGCACAACGACATCCTGGCGATGGCGTTCGCTCGGCTCAATCTCTGGTGGGCAGCAGGGGCGCTCCCGGAGCCGGGTGACTATGACGGTTCGTGGGCGTACTACATTAACACGTGGCGCCCAGGGAAGCCGCATCGTTCCACGTGGAACGGGTACTACGATCTAGCGTGGCAGAACGTGTGAAAGCCATGGTCGGGCTGCTCATCCTCGTGGCCGGCGCAATACTGGGCGTGGTGCTTGTTCTCGGCTGGATTACGTTGTTGCATTTTCGTTTTAACCTGCCGGTGAAAACGGTAGAGATCGCAATTATTCTCTACGTCACGTTGCTTGCGCTTGCTGTTGGCGTACCGGCATACTTTCTGGAATAGTCATGGCGCTCGATCCCGTATCCGCGATCACAGGGCTGGCCGACACCGTTATCAAGCGGCTATGGCCCGACAAGACCGAACAGGAACGCGCACAGATGGCCGCTGCGCTCACGGTGATTCAGGGGCAGCTTGACGCCAACAAAGCCGAAGCCGGAAGCTCCAGCGTCTTTGTGAGCGGCTGGCGACCCTTCATAGGGTGGGTTTGCGGCTCGGCGTGCGCGTGGAACTGGATCGGTCTACCGTGCGCCAAGTTCGGATTGGCTCTCGCCGGGGTAACGGTGAGTCTCAGCCCGGCCGACCTGGGTGAAATGTGGCCGCTACTGCTCGGGATGCTCGGGCTTGGCGGGCTGCGAACGGTTGAGAAGATCAACGGCGTGGCGGCTAGCTAGCTGCGTGGCGGCTTGGCCTCGGTAGACACAGCCGCGCGGATGGCTTCCAGTCGCAACGTCGTGAACCCGTGGCACAGATCGACCGCACCGGCGTTGTTGAGCGGGACGCCAAGCATAGACAGAATTTCCGCCGCAGAGATTGCAGACTGCTCCGCGCTCGGTCCGTACTGAAGCGCCCACATCGCCCCCATCCTCGCCGCCTCCTGCAACATTTCCTCGCGCCCGCCGTCCGTGGCTAGGAGGGTGACTATCTGCTCGTCGCTGAGTATGGCGGTCATCGGGCGGGCTCCGGGGGTTGGGGCAACGGTTGCCAGTGGGTGGGCGGTTTCTGCCGACTAATCGTTACCTTGCCTAGATCGTCGAGCCTAGTCCAGAACGGTCGAGGGGTTTTCGCATATTTGTCCTCGGCCCATTGCGCAACAGAGCATGACATACCGCCCCATGTTGCCGGGTAAACGAGTACATATGTCCCATCCTTCGGCGCCGTCTCAATCGGTTGCCAAGTGTCCGTAACCATCCATCCCTCTCCTACGTGTATAGAGTTTGCCGAATTCCGTACATATTCGGCTAACGTGTTAAGAAATAGCAGGCCGCGTGATACCGTCGCATAGGTCGGCGGCCTCCCTCGCCGTCAGCCGCTCGCTCATGGCAGCCAGTATCTTGCGTCTAGCACTGATTTCCCCTCGTCTGTCAGTTTGGCTCGCCCTCTGCCGTCCTCATGCGATTTCACGATCACGAGTTCAGGCGGCAATTTGGCCATGACGGTCATGACTATCTTGCTCACTGGCGTCCACCCGTCCGGCTTTGAATCTTGGCGAACAAGCGTGAGCAAGTGCAATTCCCCATGCGTTAGCTTTCGAGTCGGCTTGCTCACCCCTCGCCCCCTTCGCCGAGACGAGCGCCGATCGCATCGCAAATTGCGCGCGCCCTGTTTATGGAGGCAGTCAACTTGTACGTTTCGTCGCTTTGCCAGTGCGTCCAATGCGCGCGACGGATAGTGTCTGCAATTAAGTACAACTCCCGCAAAGCCGCGGCAAGCTCGTCTCGCTGGCGTTCGAGGCGGTCAATTACCACGTTCGCGGCTGCATGCTCTGCTTTCCAGTATTCCGCACGACGTTCCGCAGATACTTCCGGCGTCTCGCTCACGATTTCGCCTCCCTCTGTCCTTGATCCGGCCACGTAAACGCATCGGCACGTCCGCGAAAGACTTCCCATGCCGCGCGAACCCGCCATATCCACGGACCATCTTCGGGCCGAGCGGGAACCCATTGCCCGTTTATCGCGCGCCGCACACTCCATCGTTGCAGTTCGGCTAACGTGTAGATCATTTCGCCTCCTGCGCGGCAGCGGCATCGATCGCATTCGCGCAGTCATCCCGCGTATGGCACACGTAGTCCCCGGTTTCATCGACGGCGAAGCAGACATTACGCGCCCGCTCCCACGTATCCTGCGCGACGAGGCGGGCGAATTCGGTGTGATACGCAAGATGCCATTCTTCCCATGTGCGCGAGGCACCGTCCGCATGTTGCTTCGACATCCATCGCCACTTCTCGATCTGCTCCGGGGTCATGACTTCGATTCCCACTTTCCACACCGTAGACATTGACGAGACTGACCGCCCGTGTATTTAGTGTGTTCCCAGGGCTTCCAGTCGTGCCGAGCGATGGCGCACCATAGTCGTTGCAAGCTCAGTGTGCGGACGTTGTGGCGCGTCCATATCAGCATTCGCGGCACAGGTTGCACGCCGATCACGTGGCTTTCGCGCCTGAAAACAACTTCGATCCTCATGACTTCTCCTCGCGGGCCAGGGCGGCGTCGATTGCTTCGTCAAAGAGTGCGCCGTTGTCAGTTGGCACGATTAAAAACGCTTGCGGCTCGTCGTAATAGACCTCGACTCGCAGCCCATCCATCTTCAGCGTCCTTTCGTTGAGGATGCGGCTAACCTTGCCCCTCACGAATCGCCACCGCCTAGCATCCGCCTCCGCCTGCTCGACCCGAGCGGCCAGCGCATCGCGTTCGGCCAGCGCGGCGGCGAGGTCGGATTCGGCTTTTCTCGCGCGGTGTTCAAGGCCGTCGAGAGAGTCGAATTGCCGTTGAACCTTGCGCCACACGTCGAGGTAGTCCCCGTAGGTAACGAATCCGCCTCCATCGTTGGCAGATACGGCGCCAGTCCATCGCTGTACTTCCGGTTTTGCGTTTGCTTTCTCAAACGGCGTCTTGCTCTCGCTCATCATCATTCCTTATCGGGTGAGGCGGCGCCGCGCCACACGGACGCCCCGTGTCGCCATGACCGGGGCTCGCCGCCTCGTGAACGGTTAGACGACTAAGCAGCGGATGCCGCGGTACGGGTTATCGAACGGAATTTCATCGTCGAGATCCTGAAAGTTACCCGGCAGCGGAGCCTTCGATTGCTGCCTCGGTTGCTCCTGCCGCGCTTCCTTCGGCTTGGCAGCGATGCTCATAAACTTGCCTTTGGCGCCTTCCTTGATCCAGGCCGACAGCCAATACTCTTGTCCGTCTATCAGGATGTCGCCTTTGTAGTCAGGGTGATTCGGTTGTTCCTTGCGGTCGTTCTTAAACAGACTTCCCGACCCTTCGCGCTTTTCGTATGCCATCATCGCCTCGCTGGTTATGCTGCCTTAGCCTTCGCGCGTTCTTCGCGCATCTTCGTTGTCAATGCGCGTTCAATACTCCATCCGCGCTTAAGTCTTAAAAACAGTGTGTGGTAGGTCAATTTTTTGACCCGAGCCCACTCCGCCAGTGTCATAGTCGTGCCGCCATATTCGATACGAACATTGTCACGCCGGTTGTTGGAATTCATTAACGGCGTAACCCATCGGCAGTTTCCCGGCTCATAGTCACCGGCATTGTTGATCCGGTCCAACTGGAACCCGATTGGCGTTAGGCCCATATCTTCAATGAAGTTTTCAAAGCTATGCCATCGGTCACAAACACGTATTCCTCGCCCGCCGTAGCGGCCATAGTGTGCTTGGGCCGGTCGGTAACACCGATTCATCATCGCGTTCCACGCACGGAATGAACTCGTCGACGACATCCCATGCGTTCTTAACCGGTCTGAAGATAACTTACGAGCGATGCACCCGCATGAAAGCTGGCCTTGTTTTAGCGCATCTATCCGAATCCATTTAGATGTGCCGCACGCACATCGACATAATGCCTGCCTTCGGCCATTGATTAAATTTGTGTCCAGGACTGTCAATTGCCCAAATTGCATTTATGCTGCCTCTGGTTCAGAAGTTGTGGTGGTGTTATTGGATTGTTCGGACTTTATGTGCTTGTCGCGCATCCGCTTAAACGCAGACCGTGCTTTGCTGTACGGGCCAAGCATGGACCACACAGCGATCATCTCGTCATTACTGATACGCCCGGCGTCCTTGTTTTCCACGTAGAGGTACGTATAGGCATCCTCAAGACTATCGGCCTCGATCATTGCGATGACTGCATCCCCGATACGTCTTGCGACCTCTGCGCGGTCAGGAGCAAGGCCGTCGAATGCTCCGGTAGTGGGGGTGATGGGCGCTGGAACGATGGACGGCTTAGGCTTGCCTACGCTCGCGTTCCCGTCGTCGTCATCGTCGCCCACGACACCCGCAAACGCCATGAGGGAGAATCGCCGAGCGTAGGTGATCGCACTCCCGACCCCATGTGCATTCGATTTATCGACCGTGATTAGCAGGCACTCCGAGAGGAACTGACCGGACGAGTGCATCAGCATGGTTTCGCAACCTGCCTTGCCATCAGCGGTCACGGGCATTTGAACCACGGACAATCCATGCTCAGAAAGGACCGGGATAACGGTATCCCTCACGCTTGCTAGGCTCGCGTATTTCGACTTGAAGTGCGGGTTGTTGCTGTCGAATGCCGGGTTGCGTAGTTGCGATTGTGCCTTGGCTAACGCGCTTGCAATCTCGTTGATTTGTTCGCTCTTGTTCATGCTCCATAGCCCTCAAATAGTCGTCGTGATTCATTGCATGGTTCCTCCACACTAGCCAACTCCACCCGCGCCTGTTCCGCCGCCTCGCTCCCATACCGCATCGCAAGCTCGTTGCGCACTGCCTGCTCGTTACGGGCTACCGTGTTGCCCCTGACGAGGCTGTGACGCACGGGGACGGCGTAGGTGAAACGGAATTTGGGGGCGGGGGCGGTCACAACAGCGATCCTTGATCCGGGTTAGGCGGCAGCGGCACCGGGTCACCCTTCGGCACGAACTGCGTGCACTTCGGCTGCCCATCCTCGCCGTATATCCACTCCGGTATCGAGTCATTGCAATACGATCGCCCGATGATTTCGCATAGCAACGACGGGTCTTTGTCTGTTTCATCCATCGTTGCTTCGCCGTTCATCAGCTTGTCACGCGCGCATTCCTCGCACCACATGCCGAAGAAGTATTCACCTTCGCTGCCGTTGCAAGGCATGTACGATTTACCGGGCTCGTGTGGAGCGAACTTCACGCGCGGGAGTTTTCCTTGAATGATGCTCACAACCGCACCTCCTTTCTCTGCATCGTCGGCGTCGACTTGCATTCGAGGTTGTCGACTACGGGGCCCCATATGCCCGCGGTGCTGCATATCCACACGAGGCCGATGGCTGCAAACCATCCGATAACGCGGTCGATGGTCATGGCATCTTCCTCCCGATTTCGGCTGCTGCTCGGACGATGGCCAGGCGTGTGGCGGCGTGTATGTCGCCTTTGTAGAATTCCTCGCAGACCCCGTACATCGCCGATCCGTTCTTCCATGCCCAGCAGCGGTTGCTTGTTCTATCTACCGATATGCCCGCCGTGCCAGCCAGCCGCAGCGCATCGCCGTCGTCACGCAATGGATTCCACTTCACAACGTCATCCGGTCCAATGTCGAAATAATGGCATTCGGTAGAGTCGTCGCCGCAGTACCCGTACCACTCAATCCCCGCAGCCTTAGCCGCCATCTCCAGCAACTCTCGATCGCTCATAGCGCCCTCGTAACCAAGTCCACCAGCACATACACGCCGAGCAGGGCGCCGATGGCGTATGCGGTCCAGAAGCGCCCGGCTGGCGTGAGTCGACGCGGCTGGCTCAGTGCGCGCATTTGGCGGATCGTTTGGTTCATCGCGTCACCATATGGCAGCGACCGCAGTACGCTACCCCATCCACGTCATAAGGCGAATCGTCGGCCTCGGTGTGCAGATACCCGGTGGCGGCACAGTGCGGCGCTTTTTGGCAGTTAACGCCGTGCGTTATCGCGTCTTTCGGCAGCGCAGCCTGCGGTTTAGTCGTCGCACCCTGCCAAGACAGTTCGCGCCGTAACTCGCGCTCGACCTTGCACAGCCCGTCAAATAGCGCCATCGTGCTCACGGTGTCGTCCGATACCGGGTCATAGCCCAGGTCGCAACGTAGGCGCTGGATCGTTGCTAGTAGGTCGGCGTTGGATTGCTCGTAGTGGGTCATGATTCACCTCGGGCACGGGCTAGGGCGTCTGCAAGCATGCGAACAAGCTCGGATGTCGCATTCGACGGCGGCAGTTCAATGACGCAGTTCCATGCTGCCTCGCAGGCATCGAGCAAAGTAGGAGCCGCGGCGATTAGGCGGGCGTTATACCTGCCTTCGTCTTTGCGCGTGTTGGTGGATACCTCGCAGATGCGCAAGTCTTCACGCCTCGCCGCGCCGCCATGCAAACGAATGACGAGGTTCGTATCAGCCCAATGAATCCACGGTCCCGGCGTCCACTTGTTCGCGCTCATTCCTCATCCCCCTGCGCAATGTCGTGAGCAACATGCAGCGTGTGCGCTAAGTCGAACTCCACAGACGGGATGCGCGCACCTTCGAGCTTGTGCAGCATGGCCTCGATGATCAGCGAGTACCCGGCGAGGTCGGCGGGCATGGACAGGATGTCGGCGGCTAGGGCGGCGTGAGCGGTCAAATCGCGGGAACTCATGCGGGCACCTTGGCGAGTTCACGTAACCGATGGATTTCGGCACGATCAAGCCGCATGAGGTCGGCCTGTTGTATTGCCCATTTGTCATGATGGGCTGCATCTGCACGAAGACTTTCTATCTCAGCGTGGAGTCGCTCAATTTCTTGGTTGAGCAAGACGATCAAGTGATCAGAACCCACGTTGCACCATTGCTTCGGCAAGATCAGTAACCCGCTCGCAACCGTTGTGCGGCACGAAACGGTAGAAGCGCGAACCATCGGCGTTCGTCAGCGCGTATTGGTCAGGGAGGAAGTCGCCGGGCGTCGGAACCTTGGCGAGAACTCGCAGGGTCATGAATCCGACCTTGACCGTTTCTCCGACTTCCCAGCACTGCTTGCTTCGGTTGATCACTTTGTTTCCCCTTCGTCGTGGCGATGTCGATGGGGAGAGTATCGGCGCATCCTGCACATTCTGCAAACAGTATTTTCTTATCGATCACAAGCCAGTGATAAGTTTTACTAGTTTGCAAATTGTCGGCGCATGGGTTAAGTTCGGCGCATGACATTCGATGACCTGATCCGAGAGTGGCGTTTTGCCGATCATGCCGCAAAGGCAATCGGCGTATCGCGCACGACTCTGTACGTGTGGCGCTATCGCGGCATTCCTGCCGACCGTCAACCTGCAATCCGCAAGATTATTGCGGCGCGTCAACGGAAATTGAAGCGAGGCGCTAAATGATAGTTACCGAAGCTACATTTCGAGACGCAATCATCGCCAAGCTGGAAGGCGTGAATGCGCGTGCCGTAGTTGGCCCAGGCAGAAGCGGTGCCGTTGCCAGCGTGTACGCATCGCACATTCTCGGGATTCCGTGGATTCCATGCGGCCAACCGTGCCCGGATAACCTGCGTCCGTTGCTGATTATTGATACAGCAAAGCGGACTGGCGCGACGTTGCGACAAATTGAGCGCAGATACGGCGGCGAGTGCATTGTGATCCACGTATTCAACGAACCGCCTCGGCTGCGCTTTTGGTACGAGCGCGAAGCTTTGCAAAAGGCCGTCGCATGATTTCCCCCGATCCTCGCCCGTCGCAGAGACGCCCACACGGAACCCTCCTCCATCCGTGGCGCGGGTCGGTCCCCTGTGCAGTCCGCAGCAGAAATGGCAACTTTTACCGATTTCGGCAAGGCCGGAATTTTTTTACCGATCGGTTGGGGCACGATTTTCGCACCCCTGCCAAATCCGTTCCCGTTGCATAATGGTAAGCCTTGCAGGAGTCGGTAAAAATGGCCAACCCCCGCGCCACAAACGCGCCCTGCCCCTGCGGCTCTGGCCTAACCGGTCTGCGCAATCTCACCGAATCCTGCGTGGGATACGTCAGTTGCCGCAAGTGCCAGATCATTCCCGCGCCGAAGGAATACCGAGAGAGCTACGACCAGCAGGCCAAGCGCAATAGCGCGGCTCGGCGGCGGCTGGAGGAAATGAGGGATTGTGAGCAATGACATGCGAGTCCTCGACCTATTCTCAGGCATCGGCGGCTTCTCCCTCGGACTTGAGCGAGCCGGAATGCAAACCGTCGCCTTCTGCGAAATCGAGCCCTATTGCAGAGCCGTGCTTAGAAAGCACTGGCCCGATGTCCCAATTTTCGACGACGTATGTGCCTTGGGCGCTGAATCGCTCGCCAGCTTGGAGCCTATAGATGTCATCTGCGGCGGATTCCCCTGTCAGGACATTAGCCACGCCGGTAAGCGTGCCGGATTGGATGGAGAACGTTCTGGGCTCTGGCGCGAGTACGCGCGGATTATTGGGATCGTACGACCGCGATACATCGTCGTGGAGAACGTCGCAGCTCTCGCTGTTCGAGGATTGCTCGGCGTACTTGGCGACCTTACCGAGATGCGGTACGACGCGGAATGGTGTGTGTTGGGAGCTGACGCGCTTGGGGCGTCCCAGCACAGAGAACGCCTCTGGTTATTGGCATACCCCGACCACGCGCGATTACAAGGGCCAATCTGGGCGTGGCAACCGCTTACGACGCGGGACTCCTGGACGACTTCATATCGCGAACCTTTGCGATCAAATTGTGGATACTGGCCGCCAGGACCTCGTGCGGTCGACGACATTCCGAGAATGGCTGATGGGAATGCCAATAGGGTGGACCGCCTTAGAGCCCTCGGAAATGCCGTCGTCCCGCAGATCCCGGAAATCATCGGCCGCGCAATCATGCGAGCCGAGGAAATGAGGGATGCGGCTGTATGAACGTGGCCCGTATCTTGCCCTGCGCGGCCCGAACGCCCTCAGTTGATTCGCATCTAAATTGAATGGATATGACGTTGCCAATGACCAAAGCAATCGCAAAAGCATCGCTGGCAGACTACGCGGCAGTCATCAACGACGAGCACCGGGCAGCATTTCAATCGGCGCAGACGGCTATCGAGCATGCGCGGGTCGCGGGTGAGCATCTGATTAAGGCAAAGGCGGCGCTGAATCATGGCGAGTGGCTGCCGTGGCTGGCGGCGAACGTCGAAGTGAGCGAGCGCACTGCTCGCGCATACATGAGCGTGGCCGTTAACTGGAAACAGCTTTCCGCCAAATCGGCAGCGACTGCCGATTTGACCATCGAGGGAGCATTGAAGGCGCTTTCCAAGCCGAAGGCAGAATCGACCAAATCGGCAGTCACGACGGATTTGCCGAAATCGGCAGAGCCTGCCGATTTGCCTGCATCCAAGCCGGTCGCGCCCGTGGAAGTCGAGAAGCTCCGCGCCGAACTGGACGAGGCAAACGACCGCCTTGCGGAAATGTCGACGCAACAAGCGGCCATGAACGACGAACTCGTGTTTCTGCAAAAGGTCGAGGACGCAGGCGACAAGCTGGCCGAGGCGCTGGCGGAAGTGAAGCGGCTACAGGCCGAGGTTCGCATCCTTCGGGAGCGCAACAACGGGCTGATGAACGAGAAGAACGAAGCCGTTCGTGCAGCCAAGATGTGGAAGGCGAAATTCGAGAAGGCAGAGAGGACCGCGGCGTGAGTTTCCCCGAACCTCGCGCCTTCCAAGAGCGCGCACATAACCAGCTTCGTGAAGGGCTGAGGGCTGGCCATAAGCGGCAAGTGCTCATGGCTCCTACGGGTGGAGGAAAGACGTACCTGGGACTTCGGATCATCAATGAAGCCCTGAAGCGCGATAAGCGGTGCATCTTCCTCGCAGATCGCACGACCCTAATAAATCAGACCAGCGATACCGCCGATCGGTACGGGCTGGACTCACACGGCATCCTACAGGCGAACCACTGGCGCACGAATCTCGCCAAGCCGTTTCAGATCGCATCCGCGCAGACGATCGCCCGCCGAGGCTGGCCGGCAGCCGACGTGATCGTGATCGACGAGTGTCATACGCAGATGTCGGCCTGGACCAAGTACATCCCGGAAACCGATGCGGTGGTCATTGGATTGTCGGCGACTCCATTCTCGCCGGGCCTGGGCAAGCTGTTTTCCAATCTCGTCAACGCAGCCACGATGGCCGAACTCACCGAGCAGGGCATCCTCGTTCCAATGCGGCCGTTTATCGCCAAGAAAGCGGACATGAGCGGCGCGGCAACAGCCGGGGGCGAGTGGACCGACAAAGCCGCCGAGGAGCGGGGCCTAGAGATCGTCGGCGATGTCGTTTCCGAGTGGGCAAGGCACGGCGAAGGACGGAAAACGATTTGCTTCGGCGCAACGATTCGCCATTGCGAGGAACTGTGCAAGCAGTTCAACGAGGCGGGTATCAGTGCGGCAGTGTTCACCAGCAACACATCCGCCGACGAGCGCGAAATGCTGCTCCGGGAGTACCGGAAGGAAGATTCGCATCTTCGCGTGCTCATCTCCGTCGAGGCACTCGCAAAGGGATTCGATGTTCCCGACGTGGGATGCGTCATCGACTGCCGCCCCCTTCGCAAGTCCCTTTCTACAGCAATCCAAATGTGGGGACGCGGACTTAGATCGTCGCCGAATACCGGCAAGCGCGACTGCATCATTCTCGACCATGCCGGGAATCTTGAGCGATTCTCCGAGGACTTCAGCGACATTTTCTACAACGGCCTGGGCGAACTTGACTCCGGTGAAAAGTTCGACAAGGCCATACGAAGGGACGACGAGAAGCCGCCGAAGGGATGCCCCCAGTGTGGCGCGAAACCGTTTGCTAAGCGATGCGTCTCGTGTGGGTTTGAAGTGCAGACGACGCCATTGGTCGAGCATTTCCCCGGTGAGTTGACCGAGGTACGCATCGGGAAGAAGAAGCTTGCCGACGATGCCCGGCACCTGTACGAACAATGCGTCACGTATGCCCGCGCGAACTCGCGCCCCGAGAAGCAGAAGATGCGCGCGGCGTTCATCTACAAGGACATCATGGGGCAATTTCCCCCTCGATCGTTCGCGTTCGATACGACTCCTGATGTACCGATCACTCGGGCGGTGATGAACCAGATCCGCGCGAAGAACATCGCCTACAACAAAGCGCGCGAACAGGTGGCGGCGTGAACTTTCTCGACTTCGCCCGCGCCAATGGTGTGCTCATCGACCGATTGATCGATGACGGGCGAATCCATCGGTGTGCGACCACGGCACACGAGCGCAAGCGCAACGGGGCCTACGTCTACGACGGCGCCCGCGGTTGGGTACATGCCTGGGACTCGGACGGCATGACACACTTCTTCAACGATCCCTCCGCACGCCCCTGGAGTGAGGCGGAGAAGCGCGCACAGCAGGCGCAGAGGATCGCCAGAGCACGCGAGCAGGAGCAGAGGCACCAGAAGGCAGCAAACGAGGCTAGGGCGCTGCTACAGCGTGCGCAGTGGGCTCCCGCTGCTTACATGACGTACAAAGGCTTTCGTGAGCGTATGACGCGCCACACGAAGCCGGAATGGAAGCACGGATACGCGCATGTAGTCGACGGCGCGATGTGCATCCCGATGTACTCGCTGGACGGGTCGATCGTCGGCGCTCAGATGATCCGCTGGATCGACCAGAAACACGAAAAGAAGATGCTGCCAGGAACAAGGGCCAAAGGCGCTGTGTTCCGGTTGGGCAATCCGCAAGCAACGACGACATGGCTTGTCGAGGGATTCTGCACAGGGCTGTCGGTAAAGCTCGCCCTAGAGCAGATGCGATTCCCCGATGCGGTCCTCGTCTGCTTCAGCGACTCAAACATGGTCCACGTTGCCCCGATGGTGAAGGGGCGCAAGTTCGTATTCGCCGACAACGACGAGAGCGGCGCCGGAGAACGCGCGGCGAAGGCAACAGGACTCCCGTATTGCATGGCGCCGACCATTGGCGACGATGCGAACGACCTACACCAGCGGGACGGGCTGTTCGCCGTCGCGGGGCTGATACAGAGGGCACGTAGCGCGTAGCCGACCAGCATTTACGCCTCGCTGGTCGGACATGGTTTAACGACAGCGGCGAGGACGGAGCGGGGTACTGTGGGATAGATCTGAAACACCCCGGCAGGCGGCGAAGGAAGCACCTGCGATCGATAAGGCTGCCGGGTCATGTAACGCGACGGGTGTCGGTTCATGTGAAGGGCCTAGGGATGGACTAGGTCCGTCCGCTCTGGGTGTGGGTTGCGGAGCGAAGGTGTTGAGGAGAACGAGATGAGAGTAACGAAAGAATGGTTAGAAAGTTTCGAGAAGGTTATGAATTTTCAAAAGTCGCAATCTCCTATGACGTTCGGCGCGCAAGAAATCGACGAGTGCAAGACGGAAGCACGGGAAAACGAAGCATGGGCGCTCGAGTACTACCCACGCGCGGCAGGGATGATCAATGACAACGCTGCATCTGCTTAAAACCGCTCAGGGCGCGTTTGTGCCGCTGGCCGAGGAAGATCACGACGCGGCGAAGCGGTTCAAGGTCGGGAGTGTATCGAAGGTCGAATTGAAGCTGATGCGCAATGGCGACTTTCATCGCAAGTGGTGGGCGTTGGCGAAGATCGCATTCGATGCGTGGACAGAAACGCTACCCACGGATTGCGAGGCATTGCCAAGCCTGGACGTATTTCGCAAGCGGCTGATCATGTGGGCGGGCTTTGGCGAAATGCTGCTTGTTCCCGATGGTCGAGGCGGGTACGTGGTGGCCGAGGTCGCCAAGTCGATATCGTTCGGAAGCATGGATCAAGTGACATTCGAGCGGCTGTATAGCAAGACGATCGATGTCGTGCTCGTGCGGATACTTCCCAATCGCGGACTGACGGAACGAACGATGCGTGAGTGGGTCGAAAAAGTGATGACGTTCGCATGACATACCGCGCCCAGAAACTTCTCAAGTTCGCACGGGACCGCGCCTGCACTCTTTGCGGCTCCTACGGGACGACTGTAGCAGCGCACAGCAATGCTCTTGAGCACGGTCGAGGCATTGGCCACAAGGCTCCCGACTACATGGTGGCCTACGTCTGCCAGTCCTGCCACGACGAGATCGATGGGCGGAAGGGCGGATTGAGCAAGGAAGAGAAGCGCGAGCGATGGATGCGCGCATGGGTCAAGACGGTGGCCGTATGGTTCAACGAGGGGCTAGTGAAATGAGGATGAGCGAAGAAGAGTACGCGGCGCTGATGAAGAAGAAAGCACCGCCAGCCCCGAAGGCAGAGCCCATACCCAAGGGACCGGACAAGGGGCCGATCGTGCTCAAAGAGCAAATCGAGGCGGCGGGGCTCCCGGTGCCATTCCGGGAATTTGTGTTTCATCCGTCACGCGATTGGCGGCTGGACCTCGCATGGCCCGGCCTACGGTTCGCCGTCGAGATTGACGGCATGGTTCACCGGATCAAGGGGCGTTTTCTGAAAGACATTGAAAAGCACAATGCTTTAGTCCTCTCGGGATGGCGACATCTGCGGGTGACTCCGAGGATGGTCGAGACGGGCGAGGCGTTGCAACTGGTACGCAATGCGTTACAGGTGACATCATGACATCGCAAATCTACCTCCCGGCCCGCGAGCGAACGTGTGCGGTACTCCGTGCCATTGCAGACGGTGCAACCAAGGTGCGCCACATCCAAGCGCGTCACCCGGAATACACGGAGCGTCAGTTACGGACCACGCTGACCAAGCTGCGGAACTTGGAAATGATTGAGACGGTGAGTGCTGCGGCTACCAATGCCGGTGCTGGCTACAGATTGACCGTCGCAAGCGTCGAGCGAGCAATAGATGAACTCAGTCCGCCGCGATCGTTACGCGTGGATTTTTCAGAGATACAACTAGCCATGCCCATGCCTGCATCCGTGCGCCAAGTGCTCGACGGGCAGCATGGGGTGCGGGTTGTCACCGGACGAGCTGGATTGAACGCGCCATGAATGCCCCTGCGAGCCACGGAGACGGCGCAGGAGCGATTGCTGGCGACTAGGATGGACGGATTGAAGGCAACGTAGAAAAGGAGCGTAAATGAAGTATCGGAAGAAGCCGGTTGTGATCGAGGCAATAACGTTCGATGAACTCGTACGGCACGGCATAGACAGCGGCGGGAATATCGTCCGCGGCATGCCTTGGTCGTTCCAGTATCAGGGGCACCCGATCACGCACGAAAACGACGACTGCTACCTGATCCCGACCCTAGAGGGCACGATGAAAATGGGGAGAGATGACATGCTAATCACGGGCGTCAAGGGCGAGATATACCCGTGCAAGTCGGACATATTCGCCGCAACGTACGATCCATTGTGAGCACGTCAGAACGCACGTCCGCAGCACGGGCAGCGGGTCAACGAGCATAGGAGCGGATGATGGGCGAGAACGAACTAGGGCAAGGACTGGCGCACATGATGGCGGCGCCTGCCAATCTCAGTGGTCAAGGAATGCTTGATAACTCGATGGCCGCGCCGACTCGGCAGCATGTCAGTGATGCGGCGTGGGAGGCGCAATCGCGTTTCATCGGATGCGATGTCACAGACATTGGTTTGCGCGGTGCGTGCGAGGTAGGCAGGAAAGAGTCAGGCACCGTCCTCCTCACCGTCGCCGAGTGTGATGAGCTGTTGCGCGGGCAAATTGGATACGGGCGCGATGTTGTCTCAGCGATCCAGCATTACGAGGTATGCGCAGAACGCGACTCGCTGCGGGCGGAGGTGGAGAGGTTGCGGACGGAGATTCAGCGAGGATCGTCGTGCAACTACGAATTGTGGCTTGACAACGAACGACTGCGGAAGGGGCGCGAGGACTACGTGCCGACGCCGGATCAAATCGAAAAGCTACGGGCAACGCTGCCGGAACAGACGAAACAAGAATGGCACGGAGGATTGCTACTCACGCCGAACAACCTAGACCCTCGCCTGGGCACGCAGCTACCAGAGGGCGAGCCGGTGGGGCCGATGTCTCAGCGGAAACCGTATCGGTGGGGGATGGTGTGACTCAACGCGCCATGAATGCTCCTCGCGCGCGCGTTTTGCCCGACTGGCCCGCGCTCCTGGCCCGCCTGCACGCCCGCAATGTCGACGTGCGGCGGGTGCTGCAGGTGTCGCGGGTGACGCTGTGGTATTGGCGCACCGGGATGCGGCAGCCAAACGGGACGCACGCGCTCTCGCTTGTCGCTCTTGATCGAAGCGCTAACCACTGTTAACGCTAATTGCATGACACTGCGCGCGGGTCCACCACGGATGCGCGCATATGTCACGATCACGCCTTGCAACGCAGATTCCCGGCGACGACGAAACCGAAATTCCCGGCGCATCACAGCCCGGCGATCCTGACGACCCGACCGAGATTGCTGACGCACGCGAGCGCCAGGTGCAGGCGATGGCGATGGCAGAGGCTGCGGCGAGCGGCAAGGTTGCCGACATCGCGCCGTCATCGGTCGAGCGCAAGACGATCAAGCCCGGCAAGCGCCGTGCGCGCATGCCGAACGGCGACATCGTCGAGGTCGACATCGCAGCGGCCCGCAAGGACATCAACGTCGAACTCTACGGCCCCGAGGTGAACGCCCCGAAGGGCTCGCCGGTTCGAAAGGACGGCACGCCCTGCCAGGGCTCCGAGCAGCCATACGGCTACGTCGGCGACATCATGACGAAGGAAGGCCGGCTCGTCTCGCGCGTTATTCCCTACGAATCGCTCACGGTCGAGGACGCCTGACTGTGTGTACAGGGGCCGAACTGCTCATGGGCGCGCAGATCTTCG